TGTATCTAGTTTTGCAGATTTAATGAATGAAAATTATCAAGATTTAAGTTTTACGTCTGCAGATGCACAAGGATTTGGAATGCTGCGTAACGGTCAACAACCAGCTGCTCCGCAAGTAATGAATGACCCGGAAACAGGAAAAACATTTGAAGTTGATCCAATTGTAGCAAAAGCAATGAATCGCGATTATTCTGCTTTAATGAAAGCAATTGATAAAAAGAAAGGTAAATAATGGCATATGTATTAGTAACAGATAATGTTGGAAATCAATCACTACAACCATTAGGTGTCGGATTGAATTTTCAAAATACTGAACTATTTCAATCTGTTATTAATGTCAATGAACAAGTCACAAACAATTTAAAAAATTTATTATTAACAAAGATTGGAGAACGAGTTGGACAACCAACGTTTGGATGTGATTTATTATACATATTGTTTGAACCTAATATCAATGATATCAAAGATGATATAAAAACCTTTATTACAACGCCTGTTGCATATTGGTTGCCATATATTAATATAATTGATATTGTTATAAACACTGCACAAGACAATCCTAATCTACAACATGATGTAGAAATTAAAATAGTATTTTCAATTGACGAAACTAATATACAAATATTGAATATTGCTACTGATTCAACTGGAACTATTACTACTACAACCGAAAATGGAATTTAAACGTGGAAACAAAAAAAGATATAAATTATTTATCAAAGAATTTTAGTCAATTTAGAACAAATTTAATTGACTTTGCAAAACAGTATTTTCCAAATACGTATACGGACTTTGATACGTCATCTCCGGGTAGTATGTTTATTGAAATGGCAGCATACGTTGGAGATGTTTTAAGTTTTCATGCAGATACCAATCTTAAAGAATCATTTTTGCAATATGCATCGGAACGAGAAAATGTTTATGATATTGCTCGAGCATTAGGATATAAACCTAATAATATAGTCCCAGCTTCTGTAAATTTAGATGTATTTCAATTAGTGCCTGCAACAGGAACAGGTGTTAACGTAGCTCCGGATTTCAATTATGCATTGTCTATCAAACCCGGAATGATAGTAAAACAAAATAATGGGTCAGCAACATTTCGTACTCTAGATACCATTAATTTTATGTTTTCTTCTTCATATGATCCAACAGAAGTTACAATATATGAAGTAGATAATGCAACTAAATTGCCAACATATTATCTTTTAAAGAAATCAGCACGTGCAATTTCTGGAGAATTACGCACACAAACATTTTCATTTTCGACACCGATACCATATGATAAAGTAGTATTAACTGATACGAATATTGCAGAAATTGTTTCTGTTACTGAATCTGATGGAGATAATTGGTATGAAGTTCCATATTTAGCACAAGATACTGTATTTGAATCAGTTCCAAATTTACTTGAAAATGACCCAGAATTATCTGCATATCGTTCTAGTGCACCTAACTTGTTAAAAATGCGTAAAACGGCAAAACGTTTTATTACAAGATTGCGTAGCGATGGCAAATTAGAATTACAGTTCGGCTCCGGCATATCAGATAATAATGATGAAGAAATTGTTCCTAATCCGGACAATGTAGGAAATGGTTTAGCTAATATTAGACGTACAATTGATGTAGACATTGACCCGGCAAATTTTTTATATACGCGCACATATGGTCAAGCTCCAGCAAATACTACATTAACGGTAAACTATGCAATTGCAAATGGTATTTCTGACAACGTAATTGCAAATGTATTAACAGTTTTAGATCGCATAGAATTTCATGATGATATAAATTCATCATTAGGTGCAAGCTTATTAAATTTTATTAAAACTACAATAGCAATTAATAATCCTAATCCAGCTTCTGGCGGTAAATCTTCGGAAACGATAACAGATATTAAAAATAATGCATTGGCTGCATTTTCAACTCAAAATCGTTTAGTTACTAGAGAAGATTATATTATACGTTCATATTCAATGCCGGCAAAATTTGGAAGTGTTGCAAAAGCATATATTGTGCCAGATGACCAAATATCTCAAGAATCATATGAACAAAATAGAATTGCTAATCCATTAGCAATGAACATGTATGTTTTAGGATATAATGAATCTAAACAATTAACACAACTTAATCAAGCTGTAAAAGAAAACCTAAAAACATATTTAAGTCAATATCGAATACTAACGGATGCTGTAAATATTAAAGATGCTTTTATTATTAATATTGGCATTGATTTTGAAATTGCTGTATTACCGAATTATAATAGCAATGAAACTTTACTTAAATGCGTTGATGCAATTCGTTCTTATTTTGATGTTGCAAAATGGCAAATCAATCAGCCTATAATTAAATCTGATATAACTACAACATTGGCTAATATTAAAGGCGTGCAAAGTGTTGTAGGAGTTAAATTTTTAAATTTATTTGATTCAGATTTTGGTTATTCCGGCAATACATATGACCTTCAAACTGCAACACGTAATGGTGTAATTTATCCTTCATTAGATCCAAGTATTTTTGAACTTAAATTTCCTAATCAAGATATCCGCGGACGAGTAGTAAGTTATTAAGTTTTGAATATTTATACTAAAAGTATATTATGTTTAGAATATTTTACGCCGAATCTGATGCTACTGTATATGAAGGAGTATCTACTACTAATACCGGATTAGATGAAATACTAGAAATTGGTAAACGTCTAGGCACAGATGGCGAAACTTTACAAAAATCTAGAGCATTAGTTAAATTTGATATGTCGGAAATTACTGATGTGGTATCAAAATATGCCATTAATGTAAATTCTTGCAAATTCATGTTACAATTATATACAAGTACTGCTAAAAATTTACCTGCTGAATATACATTAGAAGCTAAAATGATTGCACAGCCTTGGACAAATGGTACCGGATATTTAGCATCAACTCCTATAGTATCAAATGGCGTTCAGTGGGCAAAACCATATGCATCGTGGTCTTTAGATTCACAAACCGGAAATTTATGGATATCTAGTTCACAACAAATTGATCTAGGAACGTCAGGTATACGAGTTTCAGGTTCAGGTGCAGGTGGTAGTTGGTTGTATAGTACCGGAAGTACATCATTTTCTAGCTCATATGCATATTCTTATCAAACAACAGATTTATCACTAGATGTATCTGGTTTAATTTTAAAATGGATAAGTGGCAGTAACAGTCAATCAATTGCAAATAACGGATTTATTCTTAAATTTTCAGATGCAGATGAATTAAATGATGCGGTAACAGGATACATTGACTTTTTTAGTAAAGAAACTCATACAATATATGTTCCTAAACTAACAATGTATTGGAATGATACAACGTATTCATCTTCATTATCAGCTGCTGATTTAGAATCATATACGGTATTTACTAAATTAAAACCAGAATATCGTGACACTGAAATTATTAAATTACGTGTTTATGCACGCGATAAATATCCACAAAAATCTCCTACAAATTTATTTCCAACACAAAACGTTAAACGTTTGCCAGCAAATACATTTTATACAATATTAGATGCTGCTACAGATGAAACCATAATTCCGTACGATGATATTTATACTAAAGTAAGTTGTGATAATACTAGTAATTACATTTACATTGATATGAATGGTTTTATGCCAGAACGATATTATCGTTTACAATTCAAAATCAAAGATGGATTTACGGAACAGTATGTAGATGACGATGTATATTTTAAAGTAGTTAGATAATGTTAAGACCAATACGATTAAACCCTAGATTACGAGACCCGTTACAATTACAACAGGTTGCAAAATATCAAGGTAATTTAACTGTAACATCAAATGATATAAACATTGTTCCTAGAGATGATGCAGGAAATGTACAATTAGAAGCTAATTCTCAAACAAATCCTTTGCTTATAATTGAACCAGTTGCAACACGTATAACACTTAACTCAGTTTTAAAAGTTTTAGATACACAGTTTCAATACTTTAAATTTCCGGCAACAGTTCGTGTTATTGATACTCCACAAGTTGATGTAGATTTATCAATTCCGGAATTAGATGATGTCATAGAACAAGATCTTGTATATGCTCGTTATAAACCGTCGGAAGATTTTAGAATCTCGGCTGCTAATTTTTCTGGTATTTTAATGGATGACGTAGTTGATGGCCAACCACAGAAAAATATCAATGGATATTTTATTACAAAGGAAATTAAAAACTCTGGAAAAGATTTACGTTTTAGAATTAAATTGCAACATAAATATCAGGCTGATGCTGCAGGATATGGTACAGCTTATTTTTCTATAGTATTAAATTCTCCAGAACGAGGTTTAGAAAGAGAATGGAAAGGTCCATATGCAAATCAATCTGCAGGAAATTCAATATGGGGCTCTATAGCTCAATATGAAATTCAAAATTTAGATTTAGAATTAATTATACGAAATGAAGAATTTGAAATTGGTGAAACTATATCAATTGGTGCAAAAGCTGGACAAAATGTTGATTCGGCATATCATTTTGTAATTGCAGATCAAACATATTGGGTAGTTACGGATGCAAGTAAAAATGTAGATGAATGGAATCAAGAAATTAGCTAATGTTAACACAATATAAAAATATCGAACAAATACAAACGGCTTCAGGTTCTATATCTGCAGAACGTTTATCTCGCAGTAAAACCGAGTTTGCTAGTTTTGATGCTGAAGAAGCCATTTATTTTAATACTGAAATAAATAAACAAGATGAATCACAACGTGTTGAAATGCACGTATACGCAGGTGATACTTGGATTACGGGTAATCATCGCATACAACTAAATACAAAAATACCAGAATATCGCAATAAACAAACAAATGCCTTAATTCAATTTCCGGCACAACCTTTAGCTATTGATTTATATGCAGAATTTGAACGATTAAAATTAACTGCAGGTACATTTCGAATTGCTGTCAATTTCTTTAAAAATTTAATTGGTAGTTATGATTTACAACATTTACGAATTGATGAAATTTCTCCAGACCGTACAGAAATTAGATTACGCGCTATTGATGCAGATGATCCGCAGTTTTTAACGCAAATTACATCATATGTACAAAACGTTAAACAAACAACGGACAGGTTTTATAAAAATTATTTGCTAAATTTTAGTAGAAATAACTGCGTTTTATTTGTTAATAGCGTTGTTATTGGAGAATATTTATACGTTAAATTAGCAGAACCATTATCTGCAGATATTGATGTAAATTTTAAATGTTGGGTAGTTGAAG